ATGCTGATCAAGCGCGGTGTCTTTGAGGGCATGACTGAGCCATGGTTTGACATGCCTTGGCAGACTGGCACTCGCGGTTACATGGGCGAGGACGTGTTCTTTTGTAAGAAGGCTCAGGAGCTGGGCTACAAGGTGTATATTGACCATGATGTCTCGAAAGAGATCGGCCACATTGGCACGTTTGAATTCAGACACGAACACACTTGGATCGTCAAAGAAGAGATGGAAAAAGAGGCAGTCTAATGGCACTCACGACATACAACGAACTCAAAACCTCGCTGGCTGACTGGCTCAACCGGCAGGATTTGACGTCCACCATTCCCGACTTCATCAGCCTGGCAGAGGCTCAGATCGAGCGCCAGCTTCGCACCCGCCAGATGATTGTGCGAGCCAATGCGTCATTTGCGGCTGCGGCTGAATATGGCACTGTGCCTGATGACTTCTTGGAGGCCAAGGCCATCAAGATCAACACCAATCCAGTGACCAACCTGACGTTTCAAACCATTGACGCCATGGATCAGTTGGCCAACACCACCTACTTGTCCAGCGGCAAGCCACTGTATTTTTCGGTGGTCGGAAACCAATTCCGATTGCTTCCAATTCCTGATGGCGCATATACAGCAGAGCTGGTTTATTACGCCAAGTTGACAAAGTTGTCATCCACAGTGGCAACCAACTGGTTGTTGACGCAAGCTCCTGACGTTTATCTTTACGGCGCTTTGTTGCAGGCCGCGCCATACCTGCAAGACGATGCGAGAATCCCAGTGTGGTCATCGCTTTACCAGGCAGGACTAGATCAGTTGCAGATTGCAGATGATCGCGGTTCTACATCGGGCGGTGCGATTTTGGCAAGAGCAAGGACATTTGGATGATGATTACCACCACCAAGGGCGAGATGGACGAGTCACTGCTTGAAAAGCGTGAAGGCTCTCTCGACAACGATACCGAGACAACGAGCTGGGTAGAGTATTGGTTGGATGGCGAGATGGTGCATCGGTCTGTCCACATGGCTCTCAAAAGCAGTGTCTTTGCTGATGGAATCAGTCAACAAATTTAAGGAATAAACCATGGCCAATACACAAGCGATGTGTACGAGTTTCAAAGGCGAGCTGCTGGTCGGCCACCACAATTTCGGTACTGGTGTTGTTCGCGCAGCGACCACCGCCGACACATTCAAGGCCGCCTTGTACTTGGCCTCTGCCACCGTCAACGCATCCACCACGGCCTACAGCTCCACAGGTGAGGTGACAGGCACAGGCTACACAGCAGGCGGCGTGACAGTGACATTTGGCACTGCACCAAGCACAAGTGGCACGACAGCTTTTGTGACGCCAAGCGCCAGCATCAGCTATTCGTCTGTCACATTGTCCACAGCATTTGATGCGGTCCTGATCTATAACTCGACCCAATCAAACAAGGCAGTCAGCGTCCACACATTTGGCAGTCAGACCGTGACTGCTGGGACATTCACTCTGACCATGCCGACCAACGATGCAAGCACTGGCCTGATCAGGCTGGCTTAAAGCAGGGGCAGCGGCATGGCTGCATATGGAACAGGCTATTACGGGCTTGGCGTCTACGGCATAGGCAATGTCGTTATCAGCGGCAATGCGTCAACCTTGGCGGTTGGCAATTTACTAGCAGACCGATCAATCCAAGAAGATGGAACGATTGCCACAGGCAATGTGGGCACAGTCGGGCTGACTGTCTCAATTGCCATCACTGGCAATGCGTCCACCTGTGCTGTTGGATCTGTACTGGCAACGTCCACCAATGCCGTCACCGGCAATGCGTCAACCTTGGCGGTTGGCAGCGTCACGGCTACCAGGGCAGTTGATGTCTCTGGCAACGCCGCGACTGGCGCCGTTGACTCGGTTGGCGTCACAAGCACCGCATCCATCACCGGCAATGCCGCCACTGGCGCTGTTGGCACGATGGGCGCAGAGGTTATTTCGTTCCAAGCAATTACTGGCGTCGAAGGAATTGGATCTGTTGGCACTGTTGGCAATGTCGTATCCATTGGGATCACCGGCGTTGAGTCGATCTGTGCTGTTGGCGTGATGATTGGATTTGGCTGGGGAGCCATTCCAGACACCAGCGAGAGCTGGACACCAGATTCAGACACATCGGCAAGCTGGACACCAGTTGCTGATTCATCTGAGAGCTGGACACCTGTTTCAGACTCATCAGAATCTTGGACAGATTTAGAAGACAATTCAATCACTTGGCAAGAGGCCGCATAGGTTGGAAATGAAGAATACTGAATCATTGACTCAGCAACGATTGAAAGAAGTGTTGAACTATGACGCTGAGTCTGGTGTTTTTACTTGGAAAATTGGCCGCCCTAAAGCAGCCATGGGTGAAATTGCCGGTGGATTTAGTGATCGTGGATATTTAACTATTTGTATTGATGGGGTAAAGCATCGCGCTCATAGACTTGCATGGCTCTATGTTCATGGTATTTATCCAGATCAAATAGACCACGAAAATCATGTCAGACACGACAACAGAATGATCAATTTAAAAGCATCTAACAGTTATGAAAATAGTAGAAACAAATCCAAACCATCAGACAATACATCAGGTGTTGTTGGCGTCTCTTTGAGCCATAGAATTAACCAAAAAAATGTCAAATGGGAAGTAAGAGTTTGTGGAAAATTTCTAGGATATTTCGACAATTTTTTTGATGCTGTTTGCAAGCGTAAATCTGCTGAACGGCAATTTGATTTTCATCCTAATCACGGAATTTAAAGGGGTTTTATCATGGCGGACACCACAACCAGCAACTTATTGCTTACAAAGCCAGAAGTTGGTGCTTCAACAGATACCTGGGGAAGCAAAATTAACACTGACTTGGACAGCATTGATGCGTTGTTCACAGCCGCAGGAACAGGCACATCTGTTGGCCTGCATGTTGGCTCTGGAAAGGTGCTGAAGGTTGGTGGTCATATCGACACTGATGCCTCAACTGCACTGACACTCAAGACAGTTGGGACCACCGCTGTCACGATTGACACAAGTCAGAATGTGGGGATTGGTACTAGTAGCCCTAGCCAAAAACTCCATGTAAATGGTGGAGCCCTTGTAAAAAATGATAGCGGTTTTGTTAGGGTAGATAACGCAGCAGGTACAGGATTTCCATTCATGAATCCTAGTGGATATTATGTTGATGGCGGTTGGCAAGCACGAATTTATGCATCAGGTGTTGGCAATAATCAATCCATGCTTTTTGACACCGTTGGCACAGAACGTATGCGTATCGACACCAGCGGTAACTTGCTGGTGGGGACTACGACAAGTGTTGCACCACTTACAATAGGAAAAGCCGCCTCTCAAGCGGCAAATGGTCAACTTTGTATTATTTCACCTACTGCTGGAGATAGCAATATTTCTGGCATGAGCATAATTAAATATGCAAATGATTCGTCAACTTCTCAAGTGCTTATGAGATTCCTGATGAACCAAGGTGGAACTGGTCAAGGTCAGATTAACGCTAACGGCGCAAACACTGCGGCATTTGGTTCTTATTCAGACAGTCGCTTAAAAGAAAACATTGTTGACTTGCCTTCACAGCTTGACAACATCATGGCTCTGCGCCCTGTTGAGTACGACTACATTGAGTCAATGGGTGGCGGTCATCAAATTGGTTTTGTAGCTCAAGAAGTACAAGCTATTTATCCTGATTTAGTTGGTGAAAATGAAGATGGGATGTTGACCCTGACCGACATGAACAAGAACGATGCTCGCCTCATCAAAGCCATCCAAGAGATGAAGGCAATCATTGACACCCAAGCCAGCACCATCACCCAATTACAGGCAGACGTAGCCGCCCTTAAAGGAGCATCAGCATGAGCGTAACTTGGAATATTTCACAGCTTGACCGTCAAACATCTGATGGATTTGTAACCACTGCCCACTGGCAAGCCACAGCAGTTGATGGTGACTACTCAGCATCCACCTATGCCACCTGCTCATGGTCTGATGGCACTCCCACCGTGGACTATGCCGACCTGACTCAAGAACAAGTCCTTGGTTGGATTTGGTCTCATGGTGTGAATAAGGACGCTGTTGAGGCGGCTCTAGCGGCTCAAATTGAAGCACAGAAGAATCCAGTGACTGCCACAGGAGTGCCTTGGTGAACGAGGTGGAAAAGGACTTTGCTGTGCATGAAGCAGTTTGCGCTGAGAGATATGCCGCCATTGAAAAAGCCTTTACTGAAGGCGATAGACGCATGACGCGCATTGAGTATTTGCTTT